CCCAGCAGAGTACCTTATTGGAATTTTTGGAGAGCAGTCCTCGCAGGCTGGTTAATCAGGTATCCAAAGACAATGGGAAGAATAGTATTAGTCCCCCTAGGGTTTTTGATTGTACTGATATATAATGCGGTAGTGAATTAAGTTTTACTACAAAATTTCCGGAAATATTTTTTTATATGGAAAAGGTTTATCACATATACGCAAAGGATCGTTGTTTATTTCATTCTCTCAAACAGGATGAGTTTGAAACAACATGGAATACCTTGAAGAATATGGTTGGTCTTATGAAGACTGATTATAGTGTAGAGGATTTAAATTTCACAGAGCTTCCAGTTAATATTGGAGGATATTCTATGGACAAATCATCTGAACCACCAGGATCACCTTCATATTGACAAGGCATATATAGACTGTTAAAATTGAGTTTGAAGGTTACTAAACTTTATGGCAAAAGGATTTACTGTAAAAGCAGCAGCACCAAAACCCAAAGAAAACGAATGGGATATTGATGCGATTAAAGAAAGAATGCGAGGTAAGAGTATTGTCTTCTGTCTACCAGGACGTGGATGCTCTTTTATTTTTCTGAAGAATTTTGTACAACTGTGCTTTGATATGGTACAGAATCAGATGAGTATTCAGATTTCACAAGACTATTCATCGATGGTTAACTTTGCACGTTGTAAGTGTTTAGGTGCTAATGTACTTCGTGGTCCGAAGCAAATTCCTTGGGACGGTAAACTACAATATGATTATCAACTTTGGATTGACTCGGATATTGTCTTTGACACGAACAAGTTCTGGCAACTTTGTGATTTAGCTCTGAATGAAGAAGGAGAAGAGAAGGAAGTTGTTGCTGGTTGGTACGCAACAGAAGATGGACACACAACCTCTGTCGCACACTGGTTAGAAGAAGATGACTTCCGCAAAAATGGTGGAGTCATGAACCACGAAACTGTGGAATCGATCAGCAAGCGTAAGAAGCCATTTACTGTAGATTACACAGGTTTTGGATGGGTTCTTATTAAGAAAGGTGTCTTTGAAAACCTCGAATATCCTTGGTTTGCTCCGAAGATGCAAGTCTTTGAATCTGGTAATGTTCAAGACATGTGTGGAGAAGATGTAAGCTTCTGTCTTGATGCGAAAGAAGCTGGGTTTGATATCTGGTGCGATCCTCGCATTCGTGTTGGACATGAAAAAACTCGTATTATCTGATGAAAACTTTTAACGTACTTTATAAAGGACGTAAGATTTATTCGAACCTCACTCATGAAGAGTGTAGTGAGGTTCTTCAAGAACTCTCGGAAAAGTTTTTCTCGGGAGATGATATTGATCCTAGTTTAATTGAATTGGAGGAAAATTATGGCACTGAAGGGTAATCTGTTTCAACCTGGAGCACCTAAGAAAACACGTCAAGGTCGTTCTGCTCGTACACTACTAAGCGCAACCTCTCGCAATGGGCGTAAGAAAAAGTATCGCGGACAAGGTAAATAATAATAAGTTGTTAACTTACTTATGTACCACCTAGAGTGCTTAGATGAATGGAATTCAATTCATCCAGAAGATCTATGGGTTTATAGTAAGTTATTTCTAAATCATCGTCTAGGGCATCTCTGTGGACCTACAGGGTGCCCTGTTCCATATCCAGGGTATTATATCGTCCGACCAAGTATTAACTTACTTGGTATGGGACGATTTTCTCGTATAGAGTGGATTGAAAAAGATACTAATCATTTACATCCCTCTGAGTTTTGGTCTGAAATCTTTGAAGGAGAGCACATTAGTGTAGATTTTAGAAACAAGAAAGCAGAACTTGTTATTATAGGAGAAAGATATGAGGGTAATGACCTTTATAAGTGGAAAAGTTGGACAAAAATTGATAGAAAGATTGAGTTTCCTGAGATATTAAATAACTTAAAAGGAGATTATGAGTGGATAAACTGCGAATATATCGACAATAAAATAATTGAAGTTCATTTTAGAAGAAATCCAAACTTCAGATATGGCAATACTGTCGCAATTCCAGTCTGGAAAGACCAAGAAGTAAAAAATATACCAAATTTAACCTTTATAGAAGACTCAGAATATTACAGAAAAGGATTTTACATTGATACACGGGATAGCAACCCCGTAAAAAGTTCTGATTTAACAGATCAGGAGCAAAAAAATGGAAGAAAAAATGCTGAGGGAGATCGCTAATGACGATTTAACTCCCAAAAAACATGATTTTAAGGTTCAAAATGAAATTCACGAAAGAATTCGTAATGATGAGGACTATGATGACTGGGAATATGGCACAGAACCACTCTATGAAGTCAAAAATCCCGAATAAATAAGTTAGAATTATAATACTCAATGCCTCTAGAAAGGGTAAGTCAAGGTTTTAAGGACATTAGTATGACTTTTCAGACTAATCCTCTGAACGGTGATTTGATTGCGCTCAAAAATGAGAATGCAATTGCTCGTTCTGTAAGAAATATTGTCTTTACCCTTCCTGGAGAAAAGTTTTTTGATGAAAACTTTGGATCTAACATTACAAGAACTCTTTTCGAAAACATTGATGACATTAGCGCATCAATTATTGTTGATGAAATTCGCCAATCTATTATAAATTATGAGCCTAGAGTTCAATTGATTGATGTGCAAGCATTTCCAAATTATGATAATAATAATTTTGATGTGACGATAGTGTATGAAGTTATAGGAGCAGATGTACCTGCACAACAATTACAATTCGCTTTGCAACCAACTAGGTAAAAATGCCATTAATAAACTTTTCTAATCTGGATTTTGACCAGATTAAAACTACTCTTAGAGATTACTTAAAAGCAAACTCAAATTTTACTGATTATGATTTTGAGGGATCTAATCTCTCATCAATTCTTGATGTTCTGGCATATAATACTTACATTACTTCATATAATGCAAACATGGTTGCAAATGAAGTTTTTATTGATAGTGCTACTTTAAGAGAGAACGTAGTATCACTAGCAAGAAATATTGGTTATGTTCCTAAATCAAGAAAAGCAGCAACAGCAACGGTAGACTTCTTTGTTGACGTTTCAAATGTAACACCAGCACCAGCATCTTTAACATTGAAAAGAGGTCCTGTCGCAACAACATCAGGGACATTCTCAAATCAATCATTTGTTTTTTCTATTTTAGATGATGTTACCGTTCCAGTGTTTAATGGAATAGCGACATTTTCAAATTTACAGATTTATGAGGGAATATTATTATCAAATACATTTACTTACAGTTCAAGAAATCCTAATCAAAGGTATATCCTACCAAACTCGGGAATTGATACTGATTTAATAACTGTAACAGTAAGAAACAATGAAGAATCAACACAATCAGTAAAATATTCTTTTCAAGATAGTTTATTTGATATTGATCAGAGTTCAAATGTTTATTTCTTACAAGAAATTGAAGATGAAAGATATGAAATAATTTTTGGTGACGGCGTATTTGGAAAAGCTCTAGAAGAAGGCAATTTTATAACTGTAAATTACATAACTTCCAATGGCGATAGCGCAAATGGAGTAAATCAATTTGTTTTTTCTGGAAGATTAACTTATGTAAGAAATTCAATAGAATATACAGTTTCAAGTGGAATTTCCTTACTTACCACAGTACTACAAGCATCTGGAGGAGAAAATATAGAGTCTATAGATTCTATAAAAAAATATGCTCCAAGGATATATGCTTCTCAAAATAGAGCACTAACAGCGAATGATTTTGAAACATTAATACCTTCTAAAATTTATCCAGAAACTGAAGCTATTTCCGTTTTTGGTGGTGAAGAGTTAATTCCTCCACAATATGGCAAAGTCTTTATAAGTATCAAGCCTAGATTTGGTGATTTTCTTCCCAATTTGGAGAAAGAAAGTATTAAATTAAAGTTAAAAAAATATGCTGTTGCTGGAATAGTTCCAGAAATTTTAGATTTAAAGTACTTATATGTTGAAGTAAATTCAAAAGTTTATTATAACACAAATCTAGCACCATCCTCATCTTTTGTTTCTAGTATTGTTCAATCTAATGCTACAAAATACTCAGAATCAACCGAATTGAATAGGTATGGTGCTAGATTTAAGTATAGTAAGTTCTTGAAAATGATTGATGATAGTCACGAATCTATCACATCTAATATTACTACAGTTCAGATGAGAAGAGATTTGAGAGTAGTTTTAAATACTTTTGCGGAATATCAAATCGGATTCGGTAATGAGTTTCATATTTCAAGTATGGATGGATATAATATTAAATCCAGTGGGTTCCAAATAGCAGGTATATCTCAAACAGTCTACTTAGGTGACGTACCAAATACAAATAGAGAAACTGGATCTTTATTCCTATTTACTGTTGGGTCCTCAAATTCTAGAACACCAACTATTCTTAGAAGAAATGTTGGAAGAATTGACTATAAAAATGGTGTTATAACCATTAATCCAATAAATGTTTTATCTGGAAAAATAAAAGATGGACAACCAATTATTGAAATCTCAGTTATACCACAATCCAATGATGTTGTCGGAAAACAGGATCTTTATTTGCAACTAGATATTAATAGCAGTATTTTTGAAATGGTAGTTGATGAAATTGCTTCAGGATTAGATCCAGCAGCATCCAAATACATCGTATCTTCAAGCTACAACAACGGGAACCTAGTAAGATTGTAATAACATGTCAGAAAAAAGAATTCAAATTAAAGATGTTGTAAAAAACCAAATTCCACAATACATTAGAGAGGATTTTCCTCTAGTTGGGGAATTTTTATCACAATATTATCTTGCTCAGGAATTTCAGGGTGCTCCTATAGATCTACTCCAAAACATTGATAAGTATGTCAAAGTAGACTCTACAACAGAATTAAAAACCTCAACAATTCTTGGATCTGATATAAGTGAATTTGATGAAAATATTAATATTAGTCTTTTAGACTCTGAAACTGGAACTAAAGGGTTTCCCGATAAGTATGGATTAATTTCAATTGATAATGAATTAATTGTATATGAAACAAAAACCGACAGTGCTTTTCTTAATTGCTATAGAGGATTTAGTGGAATTGTAGCATATAAGAATACTAATATTGGAATAGCTGCTACATATAAACTCAATCCCAATGATGAGTTAATATTTGAAGAATCAAATGCTGCTATTCATGCAGAAGGAACTGAGATTTTTAACTTAAGCAGTCTTTTTCTACAAGAATTTTTAATCAAAACAAAATATCAAATTGCTCCTGGATTTGAAAATAGAAGTTTCGTTGACAAAGTTAATGAATCTTTGCTATTAAAGCAAATAAAGGACTTTTATAGAAGTAAGGGAACAGATAGGTCTTTTGAGATTCTGTTCAAAGCATTATATGGAGAAGATGTAAAAATCTTAAGACCAAAAGATGTTCTATTCAGACCATCAGATGCTCATTATAAAATAACTAATGATTTGGTTGTTGAGCTTATTTCTGGTCCAATTGAAGAAATATCAAATCTAACTCTGTTTCAAAATGAATATTTGAATTTAACAAAAGCTTATGGAACAGTATCTGAAGTAGAGACAGTAACTTCTGATAATGGAAGAATATTCTATAAGTTAAAAATTGATGGTGGATACAATAGAGATCCAGCCTTCGATGGTGCTATTTACGGAAGATTCTCAGTTCATCCCAAAACAAGATCAATTGCCAGAACTTTAGCAGGTTCTACTTCCATTGATGTTGATTCAACAGTAGGATTCTCCACTCAGGGAGAAGTATATGTACAATTTTTTGACGGGACAACAGGAGTAGTATCATACACTTCCAAGACTTTAAATCAATTTCTGGGTTGCTCTAATATAACTTCTGATATTATAGACAATTCTATAGTTGGAATTAACACCTATGCTGCGGCAACTACTGGATTAGGTACAGAAATTAGAGTTCGCATAAACTCAATTCTGAATAGTGTCAATATTAATACTCCTAACTATTTTTATGCCAAGGGAGATACTGCCACAATTCCAACTTTTGGTTTTCAAGGAAAAAATGCATTAGATAATGACTGGATTTTTAATACGGCAGCAACCTACAATGTCGATTCATATGAAGTAGTTGATTCTTCAGATGACACATATAGCGTCACATTTATTAATCGACATTCGTTCCAAATAGGCGACTTCTTAGAAATACTAGAGGGTGGATCTCCCACTGCAGAAGCAAGAGTAATTGATGTTCTATCAGAGAAAACTATAGTTATTAATGGTCAAGGACCTTTAGTGGAGAATTCTTTCAAAGTAAAGAGAAAAATTTTAAAAGTAGATTCGTCCAACTTCCAGGATGCAAATATTTTCTCTGCTAATATTCAAAATGTTTATAGGGATAAAGAGAAGTTACTTGTAGCATCTCCGTCTTTAGCAAGTTATGTTAATCAGAAGTTAAACGTTTCCGATCGATCTTTAACTTTCTCTGGAACATATCAGGGAGAGACGATAACTTTAACTTCACTCGAAGATCATGGATTTTATACTGGAGATTCTGTTTATTATACTCCAGAAATAGTAGAAGTTACATCTATAGATGCTGATGGAAATTCTTTAACATCAACAGTTATATCGAGTTCTTTATTTGATGAGGGAATTTATTTCATTAAAAGAATTGATGCAAATAATGTAAAATTTTCTAAGAGCAAATCTGATATTTTAGATGAAAAGTTCTTAAATGTAGAAAATCAAACAACTGTATCCAATAATAAGATAGAACCATACATTTTCTATCAAAGGTCTTTAGAATCTCAAAAATTACTGAGAGAAATTTCTGCGCCAGTTTCTACGAAAAATCCCACAGAAACTGTTCCCGGATTGACGGGCATACTTGTAAACGGCGTAGAAATATTAAATTACAAGAGTAAAGATAAAATTTTCTACGGGCCCATTGAAGAAATTCAAATTTTATCTTCTGGGAGTAGTTTTGATATCATTAATCCTCCACAGATTGTAATATCAGATTCAGTTGGTACTGGAGCAACTGGAAATTGTGCTGTATCCGGTTCTCTTTTGGAGATTAGAGTTTTAGACCCAGGATTTGATTACTTAGACACTCCAGTGGTTAAAATTACTGGAGGAAATGGAACAGGTGCTAGTGCGAGAGCCAACATGAAGTTGGTCTCACATGAATCTCAGTTCAATTCAGAAGAAAAATCAAATCAAATATCAATAGGAGCAACTTTATCGATAATAGGATTTAGCACAGCACATAAATTTAGAAATGCAGAAGCTGTAATCTATAAAACTTCTGGTCAAAAGTCAATAGCAGGTCTTACCACAAATTCCACATATTATGTTTCAACAGTTTCTTCAACTTCAGTAAAACTTCACCAAAAGTTTAGTGATGCTGTTTCTGGAATAAACACAATAACTTTAAGTGATTATGGAATTGGTAACCATTCTTTAGAATCGGTAAATAAAAAATCAATTCTAGCTTCAGTAACAGTAGAAAATTCCGGAACTGGTTATCAAAATAAAAAGCGTCAAGTTTCTCTTGCCGGAATTAATACATCAACAGATTCAATCAATATTATAAATCATGGATTTTCTTCCGGCGAAGTCGTAAAATATTCTACAGAAGGGTCTGTAATAGGTGGTCTCTCAAATAATACAAATTATTATGTAACATCTATTGATGATAATAATTTTAGACTTTCTGAAGTTGGAATTGGCGGATATAGTGAAGATTTCTATTATAGAACAAAACAATATGTAAACATAACAACAAGTAACTCCGACGAACATATCTTTAACTACCCAGAAATAAACGTATCTCTGATAGGTAATGTTGGGCTTTCTTCAGATTACAAAGCTCAAGTACAACCAATCTTCAGAGGTTCGATTGAATCTGTTCAGCTAGTTTCTGGTGGTTCTTCTTATGGAGTTGAGGATATATTTGGACTAGAAAGAGAACCAAATATATCAATTTTAAGTGGAAGTAATGCTGAATTCCAACCAATAATTTCAAACGGAAAGATTGTTCAGGTTCTTGTCAATAATGTTGGAAGAAATTATACATCTTCACCAGACCTAATTGTTACTGGAACTGGAACTGGTGCGGTATTGGTTCCAATTGTTGAAAATAACCAAATAATTGAAGTTAAAGTAATTGAAAGTGGTGGAGGATATTCCCCAAATTCTACAGAAATAACTGCTTCTCATCCAGGAACGGGTGCTTCATTTAAAGCAAAAATAAAGTCATGGACAGTTAACCTTTTCCAGAAGTATATAAACAAAATTTCTGAAGATGATGGATTCTTAACCTTAGGAACTAATAACAGTTTCGGATTACAATATTCACACATATATGCTCCAAGAAAATTGAGAGAGATTTTATTCTCAAGAGAGCAGGGTGGTGGAATATTATATTCAAATCCTGATTTAAGAATTTCTAATTCTGTAGAGATAGCATCTACTGACCACTCACCAATTATTGGTTGGGCTTATGATGGAAATCCAATTTATGGTCCATACGGATATTCCAAAAAGTCTGGTGGCGTAGTATCTCAAATGAAGAGTGGTTACAGACTTGAATTGAGTCAAGGTAGACCTTCGATAAACATATTCCCAGAAGGATTTTTTGTAGAGGATTACACTCATTATGAATCTGATGATGAAACTATTCTTGATGAAAATAATGGAAGATTCTGTATAACTCCAGAATATCCAAACGGAACATACGCTTATTTTGCCACTATTAGTGACTCCAGTGTAGATTCATCAGGTCCTTTTACTCGTTATAAGAGACCCGTTTTTCCATACTTAATTGGAAATAAATTTAAGTCAAAACCAAATGAATTTAATTTTGATAGATTCTCAAATCAAGATATTATAGATCTAAACGACACAAATTGGGTCAGAAATACATATCCATACAATATAATAGAAAATCAGTCAACATATGAGTATGTTACAATACCAAACAACTTAAATCAAACTATTGACATTGTTGGGGTTTCTCCAGGATCAGTTGACAATGTTGGTATTTTAACAGGAGGAAACAATTATAAAATTAATGATTCTGTTGTCTTTAATAATATCGATGCTAATGGAAATATAAGAGGATATTCTGCTTCAGCAGTTGTATCTAAATTGGAAGGAAAGCAAGTTTCTAGTGTAAGTGTAGCTACTAGCACAATAACAAATGTTGAATTTTATCCAATCGGCAATAAAGGACAATATGTTCTATATGCCAATGATCCTCACAATTTCACAAACTTTGATTTAGTCTCTATTTCAGGTCTTAGCACAACTTCATCTTTAATTGAAGGAAATTATACTGCTGGGATACAGACCAGTAAAGTTGCTTTAGTTGGGACTGGTTCAACCACTATTGGCATTGGTACGATTGGAGTTACTGGAATAGTTACTTTTATTTCAGTTTCAGGAAACTTAGGATTCTCAAATATTAGAGAAAACGATGTATTATTACTTAATGATGAGAAAGTAAAAGTTTTAAATATTGACCCAGTTTCATCTAGACTCAGAATCTTAAGGCAAGTTGATGGAACTGTTGGAGTTTCTCATACTGTTACAACAGTTTTATATGAAAAAGCAAGAAGATTGAGTATTAACTCTGG